TGCGCTGGAAGACCTGCCCGACGTACCGGGCGGCGACACGCGCAATGCATCGCTCAACTACATTCCGCTGGAGCGGTTCGACGAGCTATCCGTGGCACGAAATAAGGGAGGTGAGACAAAAACGTGAGAGTATCCGTAAACGGCATGATCGCGTCGGACGAGGACGCGGGCATCGTGCGCTTTTTCGGTCTGGACAAGGTATTCCGCATGGTGTGTCCGCAGGACATCCGGGACGCCATCGCAAACACCCCGCCGGGGGACACGCTGACGCTGGAAATCAACTCGGGCGGCGGCAGCCTGTATGCCGGGTTTGAGATGTACAGTCTGCTCGTGGCAGCCGAGGTGCCCACCCGCGCCGAGGTGCAGAGCCTTGCCGGGTCGGCGGCATCCATCCTGCTGGCAGGCGTACAGACTGCTTGCTGTACGCCGGTCGGACAGGTGATGATCCACCTGCCCAGCACGGTGACCGAGGGGAACGAGGTCGCACACCGCGAAAGTCTGGGCATGCTGCAAGCCGCGACCGAGAGCATTATCAACGCCTACGCCGCCAAGTGCGGGGGCAGAATCAGCCGCGCCGCGCTCAAAGCCAAGATGAAGGCCGAGACCTTCCTGACCGCCGACGAGGCCAAGGAAATCGGCCTCATCGACCAGATCATCGGGCAGGACAGCCCGATCACGCCCGCGCAGGTGATGAACTGCATGGGCGGCGGGCTGATGAACGGCGGCCTGCCCGACATGGACAAGCTGCGTGAGGCTTACGCCAAGGCGCACACCCCGACCAAACCGGACGAACACACCCGCGCCGAAGCCCAGCTTGCGCTGGAGCTTACGCGCATCATCTGACAACAAGGAGGAACACCCCTTATGGCAAACCTACACCAGAAACTGTACGACTTAAAGCACCAGCGCGCGGGCTTCCTGAAGGATGCACAGGACGCACTGGGTCGGGACGATATGAACGCCTACAAGACCGCGATGGATCAGGCCGCGGCGCTGGTTGACCAGATCGATGCCCAGCAGGCGCTCATCAACGAGATGGTGCGCTACCAGGACGGCGAGCCGCAGGGCGGCATCCAGCCCCAGCAGCGCGACCAGCTGCCCAAATCGGTCTCCGATATGCTGGCCTCGCGTGAGTACGCCCGCACCTTCTGCACGGCGATGCGTCTGGGTCTTAACCCGATTGTGAACCGCGGTGACGAGCGTATTTCCATGCTAATGAACGCCTTGCAGGAGACCGGCGGCAGTCCGGAGGGCGCAAACGGCGGCTTCCTCGTGCCGACCGATATGCAGACCCGAATCAACGAGGTGCGCCGCCAGCAGGTCGCGCTCGCCGATTACTTCACCACCGAAGTGACGAACAGCCGCACCGGCTTCCGCGTCTACGACACCACGCCGACCAAGGGCTTTACCAAGGTTGCCGAGATGGGCAGCATCAAAAAGGACGACCAGCCCGAGTTCCAGCGTGTGGATTTCACGGTCGAGGACTACGCGCTCATCGTGCCGCTGTCCAATGACCTGCTGGCCGACGAGACCGCAGGCCTGATGGCCTATCTGGCGAACTGGATGGGTCGAAAGTCGGTTCTGACCGAGAATATCAACCTGCTCGCGCTGCTCGGTGCGCTGTCCGCGACCGATATCCCGGCAGGCGAGGAAATGAAGGGACTCAAGACCGCACTCAATACCGGCCTTGACCCGACGATCTCGCAGACCTCCATCGTGGTCACCAACCAGTCGGGCTACAACGTGCTCGACAACCTGACCGACAAAAATGGCCGCTACCTGCTCCAGCCTGACCCGACCCAGCCCAAGCGCATGCTGTTCGCCGGTCGCCCGGTCGTCGCTCTGTCCGACTCGCTGCTGGCAAACGGCGAGGATAAGGCGCCGGTCTACATCGGTGACCTCTCGCAGTACGGCACGCTGATTCGCCGCCAGAACATGGAGCTTGCCACCACCAACATCGGCGGCAGCGCGTGGGGCACTAACTCAACCGAGGCGCGCGCCATCATGCGCATGGACGAGATCAAGACCGACGGCGAGGCGGCGGTCAAGCGCACGCTGTCCCTGACCGGTGCGGGGGCATGATCTGTGCGCTCTCCGACATCAAGGCGTACATGCAGGTGACGGACGACGGGGATGACGCGCTCATCACCACGCTGATCGAGGCAGCCGAGGGCTATCTGGCCGACGCGGGCATCCATCCGGGCGCGCCGGTAGACGCGCGCTATGCGCTCGCGGTGTCCGCGCTGACCCTGCACTGGTACGACAACCGGCAGGCGGTAGACACAAACCTCACCGATCTGCCGCTGGGCCTGCGCCAGGTCATTAACCAGCTCAAGGCCAAGGGGGTGAGGGGAAGTGAAGCATAACGCCGGAATGCTGCGCGAGCGGGTGCACCTGCTGACCCTCAGCGAACAGCCGGACGGCTGTACCTGGCAAAAGACCGCTGCCTTTCGGGCGGCGGTCAGCTACCCCAAGGGGAGCAGCCTGTTTTCCAAGGTTGGCATCGGCGTGCGGTCGGTGCAGCTCAAACTGCGCCGACGCGATGACCTGACCCTGCACCATGCCATGCTGCTGGACGGTCAGCATCTGTTTTTGACTAAGATCGACCTGGACACCGACTGCCTGTATCAGACGGTCGAGGCGGCAGCCATCACGCCGGTTCTGTGTTCGGTCAGCCGCAAGCAGGTCACGACCGACGCACGCCACAACCGTCCGACCCTGACCGAGACCAAAGTTTACACGTTCCCGGCCTGCATGACCGAAAAATACCTGAAATTTGACAGCCTGACCCCGCAGGACGTGACCGAGACCACCTATGTGCTGGTCACGCCCAAGGCGGTGGCGCTGCGCACGGGTGAGGTCGTGACGATCGGGGAGGACCCCTTTTGTGTCCAAATTGGACACACGTTAGACCCGTACAAGAACGAGTATGAAGTGATGCGCAAGGAGGATGCGTAATGCAGGAAATCAGCCGCGATCTGCGGCGCTTGTCCGAGCGCATGCAGCAGATTGTCCGGGATGCACCCGACCAGCAGCGTGCGCTGCATGAGCGTTTGGGTGAAACTTTGCTGGACGATGTGCGCCATCGCGCACCGATCAGCGTCAAAGGTCACGATCTAGGCCATGGTGAATACCACGAGCGCGGCACGCTGCGCCGGTGGCAGACCAAGTACATCGGCTCGAAGGGCGGCTATGCGGCCATCCGTGCGGCTGAGACACCCAAAGGCGTGAACGGCGCGGGCGCGATCACCAACTATGTCGAGAACGGTCACCGTGTTGGACGCGCTGGGTATGGTGTGAGCGCTCGTACACGTCGGCGCAGGCTGCAGTACAGTATGATTCCAACTTTGTCCTTTGTCAATGGCCGTGGATTCTACCACAAAGCACACGCGGCGGCCGCTCGCCTGTTGACCCAAGCCGCCGAGCGATGGGCGGACGAGATCGCGAGGGAGCTGAGCGAATGACCACACAGAAAGACATTATGGACGCGCTTAACGACCTGACCGCCCAGTGCTTCCCCGGACGCACGACCTACCGCGACGCGTGGCCCGAACAGTTCACGCGTCCGAGCCTGTTTTTGGTTGCGGAAGCGCGCGAGGAGATCGGCGGTAACCGGTACACGGTCGAACTGCGACAGGTGTTCGGCGTGCAGATCAACGACACGGTCGATGACCACTACGAGGCCGACACCGACCGGCTGAGCGAGGAGACCGACCGCCTGATGGAAGCGCTCAGTCTGGGCGTGCTGCCGGTGGGTGACCGTGCGCTGCACATCGACAAGCTGGCAAGCGAGCGCGTCGAGGCTGCGTCTGTGATCAAGGTGACGCTGCACTGGTTCGATGACCGCCCACAGCGCAAGACCGAGCAGCCGCCCGCGGCAAAGGGTCTGGACATCGTCACACAAGTAAGAAACAACGGAGGAGGAACCGCATGAAATTACCCTCGATTACCATTGCATTTCAGACCGCGGGCATCGCGGCCATTGAGCGCTCGCAGAAGGGCACGGTCGCGCTTTTGCTGCGCGGCAGCGAGGAAGCTGCCAAGACTTACACGATTTATGACGCGACCGACATCCCGGACGGCCTGAGCGCGGACAACAAGGCATACATCAGTCGCGCGCTGATCGGATACACCAAGCCGCCCCAGAAGGTGCTCGTGCGCGTGGGCGCATCCACCGAGGAAGACCTGACGGATGGCCTTAACTACCTTGCCACCCAGAAGTTTGACTATATGGCAGGCCCGCCGGACATCTCGAGCAAGGAAGCGCAGGCGGTGGCGACCTGGGTCAAGAACCAGCGCGACAACAATCACGCCATTTATAAGGCAGTTTTGCCAGACACCGCCGCCGACCATGAGTGCATCATCAACATGACCACCGATGACTGTGACCTGGGCGACGAAAAGCATACCAAGCTGAACGCCGCGCAGATGTGCAGCCGCATTGCCGGTCTGATCGCGGGCACGCCCATGAAGATTTCGTGTACCTATGCGCCGCTGCCTGAGCTGTCCGACTGTGCACGCTTGACCCGCGAGGCGGGCGACACAGCCATCGCGGCAGGCAAGTTCATCCTGATCCACGACGGCCAGAAGGTCAAGGTTGGCCGCGGTATCAACTCTTTTGTGACCACCATCGACGGCAAGGGCACGGCGTTCCAGAAGATCAAGATCGTCGAGTGCATGCACATGATGGAGCAGGACATCCGCCAGACGGCAGAGGACAATTACATCGGCAAGTACCCGAACAGCTACGACAATAAGTGCCTGCTGATGACCGCCATCGACGGCTATCTGGAGCAGCTTTATAACGATGACCTGATCGCAGAGGGCTGGACGGTCGAAATCAATCTGGAAAAGACCCGCGCCTACCTCAAGAGCATCGGCGTGGACGTGTCCGCCATGACCGACGATGAAATTCGCCGCGCGGACACCGGCGACAAGGTGTTCATCAAGATTTCGGTCACCATCCTGGACGCGATCGAGGAGATCGATATCGAGGCCAATATTTAAGGAGGGCAATATGGATTCTGCAAAGAGAGTCATTTCTGGCACATGGGGCGAGGTGTGGATTGACGGCGAGCTGGTCGCCGAGTGCACCGCCTGTCAGGCCAAATATACCTACAACAAGGAGACCGTGCCCATGTGTGGGCAGATGGTGAACGACAAGAAGGTAGTCAGCGTAGACGGCACCGGCTCAATCACGCTCAACAAGGTATACAGCCGTATGAGCCAAAAGAGCGACATGATCTTGCAGGGCCGTGACGTGCGCTCGACCATCATCACCAAGCTGGCCGACCCGGACGCGTACGGCTTCGAGCGCGTGGCCATCTATAACGTGTCCTGGGACGACCAGACGCTTGCCGACTGGGCACAGGGCAAGCTGGGCACGACCACCCACCCGTTCACCTTCACCCGTCATAAGTATCTGGACAAGATCGACCCTGAATAAAGGAGGATTTTATTTATGTCTACTACCATTGAGACCTTGCTGACGCTGTCCTTGCCCGCGCCCAAGACCGAAACGGTCACCATCCCGCGCCTTGTGATGCCGGACGGCAAGCCGCTCACGCTCGAGCTGCGCCAGCTCACCTTTAACCAGGTCGCAGACCTCAGAGCACACAACCGGGATTTTGCTGTACATACCGTGCTTGCGGGCGTGAAAGCACCCAACCTGCGCGACCAGTCGCTGCGCGAGCATTTTGACGCTGAGACCCCGGCAGAGCTGGTCAAAAAGCTGTTCTCGGCGGGTGAGATCGAGGAACTGAGCACGCGCATTTCCGTACTGTCGGGCTACCACCGCAAGACGGTCGAGCTTGTTGAGGACGTACAAAAAAACTGACCACGGACGGCGACGCAGACCTGATGTACTATCTGTTTAAGCATCATCACGTGCTGCCGTCCGAATTCCAGACCATCCCGCAGGGCGAACGCATCGTCCTGCGGGCGATGGCTTTGCAAGAGATCGAGGACATGAGGGAGGCGATAGCGAGTGCCAGACGTTAGCATTATGGTGTCGGCGCAGGACAATTTCTCGACCGCCATCAACCGCATGCAGCAGGCGGTCAAGCCGTTTACGCGTAATGTGGATGACTTGCAGCAGACACTCGATCAGCTCAACGCCAACCGCGTCAGCCTGCAAGTCGATGTGGCAGACGCAAACCGTGCGCTCAAGAACGCCCAGCGTGAGTACCAAAACCTTACAAAGGAAGCCGAACGAGCCCAGGATGCCATGGATAACGCCGCGACGCCGGAGGAGAGAAATACCGCCGCTCGGCGGCTGAGCGAGCTGAATACCGCCCTGGGACAGTCCCAGACCCGCGTGCAGTCGGCGCAGATGCAGTACAATCAGCTGCGCGATAACCTGGGCGCGGTGTCCCGGCAAGCGCAGCGCACCCAGCGCGACATCGAGAACCTGTCCCGCGAAGAGGTGAACCGAAACCGTATCAACCAGCAGCAGGACGAACCAGAGCCAGTACCGACACCCGAGCCGACCCCAGAGCCGACCCGCTGGCAGACCCTCCAGCAGGGCTTCAACCGGCTCGCCGAAGCCGGGGCCGTGCAGATGGTGGGCGATGCCGTGACCGACATTGCCAATACTTTTGTGTCCTCGGCTTACGGTACGACGGGCAGCACGCTGTTTTCCTCGGCGTTGGGCGGCGCGACCTCGGGCGCTGCCATCGGTACGGCGATCGCGCCCGGTGTGGGCACGGCGGTCGGCGCACTGGCAGGCGGCGTGCTCGGTCTGGCACAGGGCGGCACGCAGGTTTTTGAGCAGAAGGACGAAGCCTTTAAGTCCTACGTGCAGGAGTCCACCGAGAACGCCCTGGCAAAACAGGCGGAAATGCTGAGCACAGGCTCGGCCATCGCTGCCCAGCGTGAGACCGACCAGATTTCTTTCAATACGCTGTTCGGTTCGGCAGATATTGCCAGTCAGTTCCTCACAGAGTTGCGTAAGACGGCTGCCCGCACGCCGTTTGAATACAACGACCTGACCGGCATGTCCAAGATTCTGAACACCTACGGCTATGACGAGAATCATATCCTGCCAACGTTGGAAATTGTCGGCGACGCGGGTGCAGCACTCGGTATGGCTGCCCAGGACATGAACGAAGTATCCACCGCGATCGGCCGCATGAACGCGAGCGGTAAGACCACGCTGGAGTACATTAACCCTTTGCAGGAGCGCGGTATTGACGCCGTAGGCGCACTGGCGAAAAACTATGGCGTGTC